GTGAATATGATCCAGAAAATCCAGATGTTATCGTACCTAGACGAGAAGATAAATATTATAAATATCCAAAAGTAATTCAAAAGCCTGATGTCAAAGTAGCGATCTTTTATATCATGGATATATCAGGTTCAATGACTAATGAAAAACGTGAAGTTGTTCGAACAATTAGTTATTGGCTTGATTTATGGCTACAAAAAAATTACCACGACAAGCTTGAAAATAGATATATTGTACACGATACACAAGCACAAGAAGTTGATCGTGACTCATTCTATAAGATAAACACAGGTGGTGGAACAGTCATATCAAACGCAATAAATATGTGTAATAGCATCATAGACAAGGAATATGACCCAAGTATTTGGAATATTTACGTTTTTCAATTTTCAGATGGAGATTCTTGGGGTCAAGATGATAATATCACGTCAGCAAAATTAATTTATAAACTAAATAAGAAGGTTAACCAATACAGTTACTGCGAGATTAACTCTGGTAGGTCACGTGATACCTTCATACACACTCTACGACAAGTATTTGGTAACAGAAAACGAATAAAGTATATTGGAATTGAAGGCCTTGACAATGTACCAAAAGTTATAAAAAAGTTCTTTGGTTAATACTGTAAACAAATTAGTTGCTCTCACATAAATTAAATATATATAAAAGATACTTGTACTTCGAGGAATAATGCTGCATGGCAACATTTGCCAATACTACTGACCCTACACCTTTTGCAATCTTTGATCAAGATGGTGCATTTATAACCGATGCAGATAATATGTTGACGTTTGTCAAGCGTAAGCTTGGTGATGACATATTAAGTGTTGAATTGACAAATAAAATGGTATGGGCATGTTTTGAAGAAAGTGCTTTAGAATATTCAAAGATTATAAACACTTATCAAGCGAAAAGTACAATGGGTGGTATCTTAGGGTCACCTACTGGGAGCTTGACATCTGGTAGTACTAATGTTGGTCCTCATGGAAATGAAAATAAATATCCACAACAAACACTTGAGTTTCTTAAGAGGATGGCAGCACCGTTTGGTGAGGCTGCCGGTGTTGGTGGAAATAGAAATATTTATAGTGGCTCAATCACATTAGTGACAGGTGCACAAGATTATAACCTAGATGAGTTACTTTCAAGTTCAGCAGTTACTGCATATGGTAGTGCATGGGATGGTTCAAAGCTTGAAATCAAAGAAGTTATGCATTTTGATCCTGTCGCTGCATTTAGATTCTTTGACAGTACTACAGCAATCAATTACTTGAATAATGAATTTTCATTTGAAAGCTTTACACCAGAAACTGTTTTCTATGTATTACCCATATATGAAGATATTCTTAGAGGTATGCAATTAGATCTATCACAACGTGTTCGTAGGTCACATTTTTCATATGAAGTAATTAATAATAAATTACGAATATATCCTGAGCCAACACGAACAAAGACATTATGGATCAAGTTTATGAAACGAGCTGATCCTTTTGATGAAGATGTTGATAGTGCAACACTTGAAGGTGTAAGCAATCTTAGTAATGTTCCATTTGGTAATATTGAATATAATAAATTAAATTCTATTGCTCGCCAGTGGATTAGAGAATTTACATTAGCTCTTTCAACAGAATTATTAGGTGGTGTTCGTTCTAAGATAAGCACAATACCAGTACCTGGTGCTGATTTACAACTTGATGGTGATGCACTAGTTACACGCGGAATGGACAAGCAAGATAAATTAAAGACTGAATTGACTGAGTTGCTAGAAAGTATGACATACGATCAAATAGCTGAACGTGATGCAACTATGGCTGAAAATATGTTTAAGCAATTAAGGTATGTGCCGTTTCCACAGCCAATTTTTATGGGGTAGGATTAATCCTTTACTTTCAATCACTTATATAGTATACTTACTATATGCCTATACTAAAGATTGAAAAAACACTAAATAAAGAAGCCGGTAAGATAAAGCGTATCATACATTATCAATGTGATTCATGTGATAAACAATTCACCCGCCCATATAAGAAAGCGCAAGTAGAAAAAAATAAAAAATATACATATTGTAAAAAAGATTGCTATTACAAATCTAGAAGCAAGGGTGGAAAAGATTATAAAAAACGCTTACAAAGCGGCACATTATCACTAGCTGGAAAGCGTATGAATGAAATTACAAAAGAAAGATATGGTGCTCATTCATCACAACTTGATTTTGTTAAAAGAAAAGTAAAAAAGACACATGAAGAAAAATATGGTGGGGTAGGATTTGCAAGCAAAAAGCTTGCAAAGAAATCTCATGAAAAGACATTGAAATTGTATGGTGTTGAACATGCATTACAATCAGATGAAATAAAAGAAAACCAAAGAAAGACTAATAAAAAGAAATATGGTTATGATCATGTGCTGCAGGTGCCAGAAATAAAAAAGAAAGCAGAAAAGACAAACATGAAACGTTATGGTGGAAAGAAACCAATGTGCGCAAGTAAAGTACGTAATAAACAAGAACAGACATGTATAAAAAGATATGGTGTTAGAAACTATTCACAAACACAAGAATTTGCAGATATGAATATTTGGGATAAATATCACGTAACTGGTCATATTCAATTTATGAACAAACAAATTTACTACCGTAGCTCATATGAAAAGCGCTTTCTAGAATGGTGTGTCAAGAACATTCACATAATCAAAGATATCACACCAAATATTAGCTTCAAGTATTTTCGTAAATCTGGTAAGCAACACATATATTTTGCAGATTTTCTTATTGAATTCAATACTGGCAAGCATATTCTTTATGAAATAAAACCGCAAACCTTTGTCAATTCAGAACTAAATCAAGCAAAATTTAAAGCTGTGCGTCAACAACTAAAAGAAAAGAATATAGACAAGTTTATAATTATCACTGAGAATGAACTGGCATATTTAAAGCATGGGTAGACTTTTTATAACAAACAGAGAAATTGACTTTATCAACGACATTGCCAAAGAAGTCGCTAAAGATGTCATCGGGCAAACAATTCACTATTACGCAATAAGTGAAGACAAGACAAACTTGAATGTGCTATATAATGAAAGTAGCAAGAAAATCTTTGATACGCCTATAGAAATTAGAGCACTTGTTGAGTACACTGGTGAAACTGAAGTAACTACTACAAAGTATGGGCAAGATCACGTCTGGAACCTTGTTGTCTTCTTTCATAAGAAAGACATGACAGATAAGAGCATTGTGTTACGTGACGGTGATTTCTTACAGTATGGTGGTAGATTCTTTGAGATACAAAAGTTGACATCACCAAAAGATATCTATGGTCAAAACGAAAATATCACTGAAGTTAGAGCTGACTGTAGGATCGCACGTGAAACGCAATTTAGAACTAGAAAAGAAGTTGAGGGTGCTAGTGACTTTGCACAATATAGGGGTAGGGCAGGTAGTAATACAACACATGACAAACGTGCTCTGCAAGATGGTGTTGATCCAAAGATCGATGTGCTTGATGGCACAAACACATTCCCTATAAAATAGTACTAAGTAAAGATATATTTTATAATTATATCATATGGGTAACATCAAGTGTATTGTAGTAATGTTGACATGCCTATTAAGCACACTGTCATGTGATGTACAAGTAAATAAAAATAAAAATCCCGCAAATAAAGTTGATGCGTTTGTCTTTTTAAGAAAACTTATCATATTAAAGGCTGGTAATATAGAAGCTTCTGGTGAAATATCAACGGCATCTGGTTCATGCATAAAAAGTGATGTATATAATGATACAAAGACAGTGTTGACAGTATCACATTTTTGCAGAAAGCGTGACATAAAGAACATGCAGGCATTTAAAAGCTTAAAATCAGTTGTTTCAAAAAACAATGACAACAAAGTTACAATTCAAGCACAGAGAAAAATTGAAGTCATTCTACATAATGGTAAAAAAGTGAGCGCCAAGATAATAAAAGAAGACAAAGAAAATGATCTATGCTTATTAGAGCTTATCAACAATCAATGCATAGATAACATTACAATTGCAAAGTCCCGCCCTAAACCTGGTGACAGTATAGTCAATTTCTCAGCACCACTATCAATATTCAACCCCGGGACCGTGCTATTCTTTGATGGTAGATATGCAGGTCCTGATATATCAGGACTAAATTATCTATTTTCAGTTCCTACTACATATGGGGCATCTGGCTCACCTTTGTTGAATTCAAACTTAGATCTTATTAGTGTAATGAAGATGACTATAGTAAAATTTAATCATGTGTCTTTGGGAGCGAACTTAAAAAGTATAAATGAGTTCGTGCATAATAAATAAATTATGGCAAAGACTTTCGAAATACCTGCTTTATTAGATGATAACTCAACATCAAATGAGGGTCGTGATTCATTAGATCCTGTTAGTTTTGATGACAATATAGAATCACTTGAATTAGAAGATATTGATAGAGCTGTGTTTGACTTAGTTGATAAGCAAATAAACATCCACACCACAGACACCGATGGTATATCTACAAAGGTACCAGTTATCTTTGCAACAGGAGAGCGTTGGGCACTTGTTAGGCAACAAAAGGCGTTGCGCGATGAAAATGGAACAATCATACTTCCATTAATATCAATAAGGCGTATGGACATTGATCGATCACATGAAGCATCGTTGCCTGCGGGCTCACCAGCAATGAAGTCACTAGTGTATAAGATAAAACGCTCAAAGAAAAATAGTGGTTATCAGAACTTACGCAATAGTGTTGGTTTACGTAATCAGGACAATGCAGCAAAAAATGTAGGTACTCATACTGATCAACCATCTAGCAGGACATCAAGAAGAACAGCAGCTCGAGCATTTTCTGGTACAGTGTTTAGAGGTAAAGAGTTAGTCAATAAAAGACGACCTGAGATTGTTGACATTTATACAATTCCTTATCCTGATTTTTTCAAAGTCGACTATGAAATCGGATTTTGGGCACAATACCAGACTGAGATGAATGAAATCGTACATAGATACTTCAATCAATTCGAGACGTTCTCTATTGACTCCTTTAAAATTCAAACAAGCAAGGGTTATTACTTTATTGGTTTTGGTCAGGGGACTGTGACAAATGAGAGCAATCTAGATGAATTCACAGATACAGAAAGAATTATTAGACAAACTGTAAATCTTGAAGTGCCAGCGTATTCAATACAAAGTAAAGTTGGTGAAGAGCATCTTGTACACAAATACACGTCATCACCAGAGATTAGTTTCTCTGTGATAGCAAGTGAAGAAGATATTACAGACTTAGATATCCTCAAGCAAAAAAACCCGCTTGAAAGATATGGGACATTAAATGATCTTGAAGAAGATAGAAATCTTTCTACAACCGCACAAGTTAGACCTAGGCAATCTAGAAGAGACCATAAATCAGTAACTAGAAAGGTAAAGAAGCGCTATGTTGGCGAAACTGTAGGAAATTTTCCAAATTTAGATGAATTAGAGCGTTTTTTTAAATAAATCAACAACTTCTATTGACTTTCGCAATATGCAGTGATAATTATAAATTGTATACATATACAAATTTTTTAGGAGAATTTTAATTAAATGGCAGAACAGGTATTCAGAAGCCCAGGATTCTTTCCTCGTGAAGTAGATGTTGCTTTCAAAGTTTCAGCACCAACAGGCATACCTGCCGGTGTAATAGGAACTGCAAAGAAGGGGCCCGCATTTGCACCTGTTCTAATAAGTTCGTTCAAAGACTTCGTAAACAAGTTCGGTGAGATTGATGGTACAAGTTTTGCACCATACGCTGTCAAAGAATTTTTAAAGAATGCAAATTCTTGTGTTTTCGTTAGAGTTTTGGGCGCAGGTGCAAATAAGACACAAGGTGATATAAACACAACAGATAGTAATGGTACAGTTAGAAACGCCGGCTTCTCTGTGCTTCGTGGAACAGCTGTGAAGCTAAACAGTGTAACTGATCCAATCGGTGGTACATTCTTCTTAGCTGCAACACATAGTGAAGGTGATTCAACAAACTTCCCACTTCTAACTGAAGCCGGCGCTAGNGTTAGTGACACGTCAAACGCACTATTTGTTAGAGCAATGATATTTGCAGAGCAAGCAACAAATATCACAGTTGGCGCATATGATCAAACACATGCAACTATAGTGACAGGAACTTCAGCAGAAGTTGATGCTGACGACCTATTCAAGATATATGTTTCGTCATCAGTGGATGGCACATCATTTGCTCAAGATGATGGAATTTTAGGTCTACGAGTATATACTGCATCACTTAACCCAAATAGTGTGCATTATATCAAAAATGTATTAAATACAGACATTGCAGAACTAGATGCACAAAAGCATGTATTATGGGCAAGCTTTGATGTTGATAATGAAGTTGCATCAACTTCAGGAAAGCGTGTTTCAGTAGTATCAGGAACAGCAGTAAACAATTCAAATGGTACTGCATTTGGTGATGCATACGGAACATTCAAGACACGCTTTACTACACCAACAACTCCGCATATCATATCACAACCATATGGTACAAAAGAATATGACTTATTCAAAGTAGAATCAATCTCTGATGGCGCTTATGCAAATAATAAATACAAAGTTACTATTGCAAACTTGAGAAAGTCTACATCACATGAAAAAGCATTTGGTACATTCACACTACTAGTACGTGACTTCAATGATTCAGATGAAAGCCCAACTGTACTAGAATCGTACCCAAATGTTGATTTAAATCCGGATTCAGCAAACTTTATTGGTAGAAGGGTTGGTGATCAAAAACTTAAGTTTGACTTTGATCAAGTAGATGAAAATGAACGTCGCGTTCGTGTTGAGGGTTCATATCCAAATATCTCAACATTGATACGTGTTGTATTATCATCTGAATTAGTTGATGGTCTAGTACCTGATGACGCATTACCATGTGGCTTTAGAGGGTATGAATTATTAAAGACCACAACAAATGAACGTGATTCTGGTGGTACAAGCAGAATAACAGGCGGAAAGATTGGTGGGGAACATGACTTTGGTCCTTGGATTTTACCCCCTATCTTAATGCGTAGAAAGATAACAAAGAATATAATTGGTAGCAATAAAGAGCGTGCAGACAAAAGACTGAACTGGGGTGTACAATTTAGTAGAGTTTCTGGTTCAGCAACTAGACCAAACAGGTCAAGTAAACCAAGTGGTATTGATGCATTTGCTAAGTTCTTAGGTATTAGAGATTTTGATATGCTTATAACTGGTAGCTCTGCAGATACATTTAACAATAACAAATTTACACTTGACAAAGTTAATACACGTGTTGGAACTACATCAAACCTGACTACATCAAGCTTAAATGATGTAGTGAAAGACTTCTTATATGAAAGAGATAAAGGGTTCACACATAAATCATTAGTTGATGTATTAATGGAGCCAATTGATTCTAGCGGAAATATTGATGTGACCTTTAATAGGTTCTCATCAATTGCGCAGTTCAACTTATTCATGTATGGTGGATTTGACGGTGTTGATTTGACAAGTAAAGATGAAACAAGAATGAATGACAAAGCTTCATCAACTGCCGCCGGCGGACGAGCTGCCGATGGATTCTCAAATAGCACACTAGGTGCAAATCAAAGTGGCACAGATTTAGATAATACAGCAATTCAGTCATTTAGACGTGCAGTTGAAGCAGTCTCAAATCCTGATTCTGTTGATATCAATATACTTGCAATACCAGGTATAAGAGAGCCACTTGTAACTGACTATGCGTCAGCTAAGACAAAAGATAGATTCGATTCATTCTACATAATGGATGTTGAGAATTTTGATAAAGATAGCAATCGCTTATTTGATGATCGTACAGTAAAACCTGAGATCAAGAGCACAGTTGATCAATTCTTGACTAGAGGTCTAGATAACAACTTTGCTGCAACATATTTCCCTGACATAGTCATTGAAGATGATGATACAGGTAGACGTGTAACTGTCCCACCTTCGGTATCAGTATTAGGTGCGTTAGCATTTAATGATAAAGTTGGCCAACCGTGGTTCGCTCCGGCAGGATTCAACAGAGGTGGAATTGGAAACGCAAAAGATATTGATGTTCGATTGGATTTCAATGACAGAAACACGTTACATGAAGCATCGATAAATCCAATTTCACGCTTCCCAAGAGAGGGAGTAGTAGTGCTTGGGCAAAAAACTCTTCAAGTAGCACAAAGTGCACTAAATAGAGTAAATGTTCGAAGATTACTTATTGAGGTTCGCAGAGCAGTGAAAAATGTTGGTAATAGGATTCTATTTGAGCCACATCGACAATCGACAATCAATCGCTTTAAAAGCTTAGTGAATCCTATTCTTGAAAGAATTCAAATTCAAGCAGGAATTAATAGATTCAAAGTCGTAATTGATGAGACGACAACTTCTGTTGAAGATATAAATAACAATACTTTGCGAGGCAAAGTATTTATTGTACCAACAAAGACTGCAGAGTTTATTGCTGTTGACTTTATTGTGACAGAAGCAGGCGTACAATTTGAGTAAAGGTGATATAAACATGATCAACATTATAATTAAAAAAGAACTAGGAGAACGTTTATAAATGGGAGAGCAGGTATTTAAAAGCCCTGGAGTATATTCACAAGAAATAGACCTTTCATTTACTGGCCCAAAAGAACCATTCGGTACACCGGCGGGAGTAGTGGGCACTGCAGAGAGAGGTCCTGCATTTGTACCAGTAACGTTAGCATCATTTAAAGATTTTGTTGACACATTTGGTAAAGTAGATGGAAAGTCGTTTGGCGCATATGCTATTCAAGAGTGGTTAAGAAATGCACAGTCAGCTGTGTTTGTTAGAGTTTTAGGTGCAGGTGATGGCAAACAACGTGAATCGTCAGCGTCAGATAGCACTAGTAATAATGGGCGTGTTAACAACGCAGGATTTGTTGTTGGCGGTGGAACTGTAATTGAAACAAATTTAAATAATCAATTAAATAGAAATCGTGACCTTGCTAGTGATGCAGTTGCTGCCGGAGCAGATGGTCGTGGTAGAGTATACTTCCTAGGTGCCCTACATAGTGAATCAGCTGGCTCAACATATTTTTCTGATGCAAGTAAACAAGATGGTGTAAATGCTGTACCTGTTGTTAGAGGTGTGTTATTTGCAGCATCTGGTACATTGTTAGCATTATCTGCTAGCTCATCAGGTTCACTTGCAGCTGGTGGAACCACAGAGCCTGATTATAGTGCAATAACTGGTACTGTTAATTTAGCAGATTCAACCTTTGTATTGCATGTATCAGGGCAAGTAAGTACTGCAACAGATTATCCACGGTGGGTAACTGCTAGCTTTAATACATCTCGTGCAGATTACTTTGGTAAAGTATTTAACAAAAATGCACTTGGGCTTAAAGATCATGGTTATATGCTATATGAAAGCTTTGATATAAGCAACGTATTAGCTACCGTAACAGGAACTAATGTTGTTGAGGTCTCAGGTTCTGGTGTAAAAGAGCAATCAGATATCGCATTTATAATGAGTGGCGCGACTGCTCATAATGCAGGAACTGCAAACGTTCCAAACTATGAAAACTATGAAGATAGATTTACAACACCAACATCACCATATGTAATTTCACAAAAGTTTGGTGGTGCAGAACAAGATCTATTCTATGTTGAGTCAACATCAGATGGTGTCTATGCAAATGATAAATATAAAATTTCAATTGCTAATATTAAACGAAGCACAACTGATGAAGCAGATTTTGGATCATTCACACTATTGGTACGTGATTTCAATGATACAGATGATAGTCCGTTAGTTCTAGAGCAATTTGCTAATTTGAACCTAGATAGATTATCTGACAATTACATAGCACGTAGAGTTGGTGATAAGAAAGTTAAATTTGACTTTGATCAATTAGAGGGTTCACAAAAACTTCTAGTTGAAGGTGAGTATGATAATGTATCTAGATTAATTCGTGTTGTACCGTCAGCATTACTTAAAGATGGTGGAATTAATGAATCAGCATTACCAATGGGATTCAGGGGCATTAAGCATTTAGTTACATCAGGCTCATCAACACTACAAGGTAATTTGTTAGCTGTAACGCCTGTAGAATCAAATAGTGGTAATATAACAGAGTTATTAAGTGGTGCATTCCAACCTCCAATTCCAATGCGTAAGAGCATTGCTGTGGGAACAGGGGCAAAGCAAGAACCAAACAGAAAACTATACTGGGGTGTACAATTTAATAGACCTGTTAATGTAAGTGATATTAATAAAGGAAATAAATTAGAAAATATTGCTGCATATACAAGATACTTTGGAAATGAAAGCTTAATAGGCTTACAATCCCCACTGACAGCATCAGACACATTCTGCAACAATAAATTCTCATTAGAGAATATTCAAGTTGTAACGTCATCAGGTGGTGGTCCGGCTGATCATAATAGATTAACTGAATGGGCGTACAAGCGTGATGGAAGTGCTATTACAACTGCCGGTACACGCTCATTCGATCCTTCAAAAGATCTTAATAAGAATACTAATGTTGCGAAATTTACATTCATCTTACAAGGTGGATTTGATGGCGCAAACATATTCAATACTGAATTTAATGAATTCCAAGAAGGTGCAGCTGTAAAAGAAGCAGATATATCTGCATTACAAGTAAAGGGCGCAACAATTGGAACGTATCGTAGAGCAATAGATATTATGTCTAATCCGGATGATGTTGATATATCATTGCTAGTAGTGCCAGGTCAAACTGAGCCACTGGTAACTGATTATGCAATTGAAAAAACTGAAGAGCGCTTTGATGCCATGTATATCATGGATCCAAGGCTACTTGACAGTAATAAGAACACAGTTACTGGTTCTAGTCAAAATGTATCAGTTGCAGAAACTGCGAATGACCACGCAACAAGAGGTT